AACCCACGCTACCCTATCTATAGTAACGACCGGCAAGTTCCGGTACCTTGTGGAAAGTGTCCAGCGTGTTTGTCCAGACGCACTAGCGTCTGGACATTTCGTTTAAAAACACACGCAAAAAATGCTATTACTTCTTACTTTATTACTCTTACTTACGATACCAGATTCGTACCTATATCAAGCAGGGGTTTCCTTACACTCGATAAACGCGATGTTCAACTCTATTTTAAAAGGCTTCGCAAACTTCATGGAAAAAATCATGAACCCCTAAAGTATTATTTAGCAGGTGAATACGGGAGCAAAACCTTCAGACCACATTATCATATTATCTTATTTAATGCAAATATTGAATTAATTCATAAAGCATGGGACAAAGGAGAAGTGCATATAGGAGAACTCACCGAGGCATCAGCCGCATATACGGCAAAATATATAAACAAAGGAAAAATTATACCAATGCACAAAAATGATGATAGATTGCCAGAATTCAGTTTAATGTCAAAAAAGTTAGGACTTAATTACCTTAGTGAAAAAATAATTAGGTATCATAGAACCGATATTGAAAGAAATTTCATAACATTGGAAGACGGAAAGAAAATAAGCATGCCTAGATACTTCAGAGAAAAAATCTGGACAGAACAGGAAAGAAGAACACAAGCAGATAAGTTAGCCCAAAAATTCAAAGAAATAGAAGACCAAAAAGAAATAGAATATTACACAAAACACCAAACATTAGAAGGATATGAACAACAAAAAGAATCAGGAAAAGCCTACAGAATCATTTCACATGAAAATCTCAACAGAACAGGACGCGATAAAATTTAGGTCAGCATTCACCTATAAGGAAAAACTCGAGGAACAGGAGGAAAAATCATCAATGGAACCAAGTCAGACGGTTCCAGACATGACCCTGTCATTACAAGAATTAGTAGAACGATACACCAGAGGACAATCAGTAGCAACCTTTACACCCGTATATTACGGAGAAGACGAAGAATTCGCAGACGTTAGTCGTATGGACCCAATAGAACGCATAGAATATGCTAGATACATTCGCGAAAAAATTGCGGAAACACAAACCTCCCTAGCGGAGCACACACGTGCCGAAGGACGTGAGCCGCAAATGAGCGATGGACAAAACTTCGTAGAAGAAAAACTAGAACAAGATGCTATATAAAACCCCCCCGAAAGGAAAAAATCATAAAACAACCAAAGGGCAGTTTGGCGGTACTACCGCTAAACTGCCCGACACGTGGCGCTATGGCAAAAAAACAAAAGCGCAATGGATACAGGCCTTCGAAGAGGAGGCCAAGCACTAATACTACTTGATATATTAGTGCTAATTGACACCAAACACAAACGAAAGCCTGCGAGAGTGCAAGTGCAGGTGGAAAATAAACACAAAATAAAACGTTAATGGAACCAGTAACAACAGCCGCAGCAATAACAGCCGGCGTCAGTGCGCTATCTGGCGGAGCCAGTGCATACGCCACAGGAAAACAAAACAAAAAATCACGTGCATTCTCAAGAGAGATGTACGAAAAAACAAAAGCAGACAACATCAAATTCTGGGATATGCAAAATCAATACAATAGCCCAGAAGCACAAATGCAAAGATTAAAATCAGCAGGACTAAATCCTAATATGGTATATGATAAAGGCGGAGCAATTCAAGCCGCCGGAAACATATCATCACCAGATGTACAAGGAGGACAATTCAGAACACCAGACTTTGCAGCGATAACTAACCCAATTCAGGGCTATTTTGATACAAAAATCAAACAAGCCCAATATGATAATTTATTAGCAGCCAATACAACAATGCAACAAGAAGCGGTACTAAAAGCCGCTCAGGCATTAGGAGAAACATCAAGAACAAAAGGACAAACAATTGCTAATACCTTAGCAGAAACTAACTTTAACTATTCAGTAGAAGGTGCAAGACTTGCAAACGAACAAACAAGAGCAAATACTAATTTTACATTAGATAGCAATGCAAGAGCACAAGTAATGCAAGGAAAATCATTAGAACTAATTGCCGAAGACATATTATTGAGAAGACAACAAACTGCTAATACAGCAGCAGAAAGAGCAAATATAAGACAGCAATTAGACAATATGAAAAAAGATGGTCAACTTAAGGATTTTGATATTAACCTTAGAAAAATGGGTATTAACCCAACAGACCCAACCTGGATGCGAGTAGCAACTCAAGCCTTACAACCTTATATTGGATTAAATCCACAAGATATATTTCTAAATTCTAAACAATGGCTCAGAAACAAAACTGGATGGAAAATGTTCGGTAAACCTGGAGCAGGAGGATCATGGTAATGCAAAACGAAAACAAATATTACGAAAAAACGTCTAGAGAAATAAAAAAAGACGTAAACGATTTGATTAATCAAATTAATTCAACAGTTTTAGAAAACGAAAGCAATCATGCAGTAGCATTAAGCAGATTAGATTCTGTATGTTCATTATTACAAATTACTTTAATTCATATCAATAACTTAAACAGCAAAAACAAATGCGCTACAACAGAAAACGCGGAGGATTCCGTAAAAAAAGAGGCTACGGCCGCAGAAGAAACAACACTTATTTAGTACAAAGAGGAGGCATTAGACTATAATGGGAAAAGCAAATTTATTCAACTCGATTCAACTGCCTAAAGTAGGCAGTAACGTATTCGACCTTTCACACGATGTGAAAATGTCGTTTAAAATGGGTGGACTATACCCAACAGCAGTAATGGAATGTGTTCCAGGAGATAAAGTAAAAATTGGAACCGAAACGATGCTTCGTTTCGCACCACTTATTGCACCTGTAATGCATAAGGTAAATGTAACTACACACTATTTCTTTGTTCCTAACCGAATTCTATGGCCAAATTGGGAGCAATGGATAACAGGTAATTTAGATGTTACACCTCCATGGATGTATTATGTAGCAAATAGTATTCCAGTTAAAAGTTTAGGAGACTATTTAGGATTACCAACTGGAATAGCATACAATGGGGAACCCTATCCTTCACCAAATGCACAAGTGTGCTCACCTTTTCCTATAGCAGCATATAACAAAATTTATAACGAATATTATCGTGACCAAAATCTTCAATCACCATTAGTTGATGTGCTAACAGATGGAGAAAATGCTGGAATGCAAACAATTGCAACGCAATCAGTAAAGCCAAGAGCATGGCAACACGACTATTTTACATCTTGTCTGCCATGGGCCCAAAAAGGTGATGCAGTAACAATTCCAATTGGAGACGTTACTATTAGTTATGACGATACTGTAGGTAATACCGTATACAGAAACCTAGATGGAACACCAGCAACAAACTTGGCAGAAGCAAAATACACCGACGGAGGAGGTATGCCAAGAACAAACGCAACTACAGGAACTCGATTTAATGTAGATAACTCAAGTCAATTATATGGAACAGCAGAAGCAGCAGATATCAATTCACTACGTCGAGCCTTTAGACTTCAAGAATGGTTAGAAAGAAATGCAAGAGGTGGTACTAGATATATCGAAAGCATACTTGCTCACTTTGGTGTAAAATCTTCAGATGCCAGACTACAAAGACCAGAATACCTTGGAGGGTCAAAAGGAAAAATGGTAATTAGCGAAGTATTATCAACTGCAGAAACTACACTACCAGTAGGTAACATGGCAGGACATGGAATTTCAGTATCTGGAGGAAACGAGTTTAAATATTCAGTAGAAGAACACGGATGGATTATCGGACTAATTTCAGTTACTCCAGAAACAGCATATCAGCAAGGAGTTCACAGGTCACTATTAAAACTTAATAGATTAGATTATTTCTGGCCAACTTTTGCAAACATTGGCGAACAAGAAGTCAAAAATGTAGAATTATTTGCAGGAGGAAATGAAACAGGAGAAACTTTTGGTTATGTACCTCGTTATGCAGAATATAAATTTCTTAATAGCAGAGTTGCAGGAGAAATGAGAACTTCATTAGATTACTGGCATTTAGGAAGAAAATTTGCAACCAAACCAAATCTTAATGGTGCATTTATTCAATGTGATCCTAGTACTAGAATCTTTGCAGTAGAAGACCCAGAAGTGGACAACATCTACGGACATATCTTTAATAATATTAAGGCTATTAGAAAGATGCCGAAGTACGGCACGCCTAATTTCTAAAATGGCATGTGATACACCATTTCATGTTAACAACCCACGCTACCCTATCTATAGTAACGACCGGCAAGTTCCGGTACCTTGTGGAAAGTGTCCAGCGTGTTTGTCCAGACGCACTAGCGTCTGGACATTTCGTTTAAAAACACACGCAAAAAATGCTA